TCTGTCAGTTGCTTTGCCCAAAACTCAGGAGGATGACCACCAAACTTGGTTGTGGCTACTTCAACCATGCCTAATTCAGGCACACCATCAGGCGTAATTTTTATTACCATTTGTTTGGCTCTCCAATTTTTATGTTTTCGTGTCTACCAATAAGCACTGGTTTTTGTTTTATTTCTTTTTTTGTACCATCGCTGACTTTCTTTGTACTTAATACACCATCATTAATGACAGGCACCAATGGGTCATCTAGTCTATGATATCCATACAGCTTTTCATCTAAAGGCACTGAAGCATCTAACAAACTGCTCGTGTTAGCTACCTCTACAGTCATGCCGACCATCATACATTTAGATAACCAAAACTCTACACAACCTCGCCCTGCTTCAGCAAAATATAGATTGCCTTTGTATGAGAAGTCTATGCCAAATACTTTTAATACAGAAACTTGGTTCCACAATGCAAAAGCTATAGCATAAGCCACAGTATTGTTTAGATAAGAGCTTTGTAGGTCTCGTAGAACTTCGTTTATTGGATATAGTTCTAGGTTCTTGCATCTTTTATCTAGTTCGCAAGTGTATATAGGCTTGCCATTATTAGTAAGTAATTCACGCATACCTACGGTTTGTCCACCTGCATCGTCACTGTCTAAAAACCTAGATGGAGGGTCCATCATAAAAACTCTATCGTGGAATATTACTGTGCCTACAGCATTGATTGCCCAAACCTCATCGAAGTGTGAGCCATGTGATTTTGCAAGATTATAGTCTAGCCAACTCGCACCCATGCCTACTATGGCTACAGTCTTGCCTTTAAGCTTTTTTATAGGTTCCATCTCTCTCTCTTGTTGAAACTTATGTTACGTTTGTTCTAAGTGAATCATACCTCATTTCGTCTCTAGTATCTCTGCCTTCACCTAGATTTTTAAGTCTTAGCAAGCTTTCTTTAAATCTTGCTTCGTATAAACCAATATCCTCAGGTGGTAATTTTAAAAATACAGCACCTTCCAATAGGCACCCATACAATAGAGTATCAGGTGCATCTGTAGATAAATATGTGGTTCCTGAGTCTCCTCCTACCGTCAATGATACTGGTTTCGCTAAATAATGTAATTCCATAGAATAATTTGTGTCAGGAACAGGTGCTATTTCAAAAGAGCCTTGGTCAAATATAGCGTAATATCTTGGCTTTCCTCTTGTAGTTGTATCGGTAACAAATTCTTTTATAAACGAATTATGTTTTAAATCTAAGTAATCGTAGTTGTTTGAGCTTATGACAGCTAATGAAAACGGTGCTAAGAAATCAGAAGGTGTATTTAAAAACCTATTATCCTGTGAGACGTTACCCTGTACGTTCTTTCTTTGGTCAGGTATTTGTACTGATTTAAGTATTCTTTCTTCTGCTTGTAAAATTATATTGTTTAAATTGTTTACAAAAGTTGTTTCATCAGTCTCTAAATAATCCTGTACAGCAGTTTTTAGTGTTGCTAATGTAAAACTCATGATGTAGATATTGTAACTGTACCTAATGCACTTGTCATGCTATCAGGTGTCGTAATTTTTGTTCCAATAATACCAAGGTCAAAGTTTGTATAAACAGTAAAAGCTCTTGGTACAAAGCTTGTGTCAGGTCTTGGCTCTCTTACTGCTTGTGGGTCAGCTACCCTGTTTACTGGATTTAGTTGTGGATGTTTAGACTCATAACACTCAGGACATGTTTTTAAGCCATTCCATTCTTTACGCAATTCTCTTAAACCATATCTAAAGCCACATCTGTCGCACAATCCGTATGCGTTTTTGTTAGATGCAAAAGACATTATGCTATGTTGTATGAAGATACATCAGGTGTAATTCTCAACGATGCTCTATCTTCATCAGCCTCTAAAGCTCTTTGGAACTCTTCCTCGTAGATTTGTTTCAACAAGCCAGTTCTTTCAGGACTTTTTTTGACTGATATATAGTAAGCAAGACCTGCTGCTAAACACGGATAAAATCTAAAAGGTAATTCTAATGTATTTGTAGCAGCATCTACATCATCCATTCTTGTTAATACATTCATTACAAGAGTATATGTAGATGATTTGTCAGGAGTTGGATATACGCTTACAGTTGGTGATAATTGTTTATCTACAAAAAATTGCAAAGGTTTACCTGTTGTTGATTTGTTTGGCACGGAAGAATATTCGCTTCTTGATAGCCTTGTCATTTGTATATCTATGTTTTCATCGTTTGTAGTTTGACGCATAAAGGCATCTAACACATCGATAGCTGCTGTACTGTTAGTTGTGTCAACATTGTAAGATGTTGTACCTAAAACCATAGCTACAGTTTTTTGTTGTATAGTCCATTGATTAAGACCACGATTTGCCCACTCAGCTAGTAATAAATTTAAACTTCTTCTAGCCGTTCTTAAGTCGTAAGCAGTTCTTAGCTCTAAGCCACATCTTTCAAATGCCTCTTCAATATAGTCAGCGACATCTAATTCAAAGTTTTTTGAACCTGATACTGCCATAATTTACTTCTTAAGTTTTCCGCCTCTGCCAAACTTCTTAACGCCTGCTTTGCCACCGCCCATCATTTTTTTGACACCAGCTTTGCCACCGCCCATCATTTTTTTAACGCCTGTTTTAGCTGCTCCGCCCATGTTTTTTTTCTTGACACCAGCTTTACCGCCACCCATCATTTTCTTGACACCAGCTTTAGGCATGCCACCCATAGACAATTTTACAATGCCTGATTTTGGTACAGCTCCACCGCCTGCCATTTTCATAGTTTTGCCATCTTTCATTGATTTTACAATTTCAGACTTGTCTGAGCTAGACAAACTACCTACTAATTTTTTTAAACCTTTTAATGATTTTGCCATCATTTACTCCTTCTATTTAGAATGTTTTGGAAATCCTCTTGATTCCAATTATTATAATAACCTATTTTTTCTAATGTTTCAGATGCTTTGTTCAATTCATCTAATCTTTGCATAAACAACATGTTGTAGCTTTCTTCAAAATGTGGCACAAAGTGTTCCTGTACAACAACATCTTTTTCTTCATGGTCTTGATGAAAACCCATAACCCATAAATTTACTGGATTTAAAAAACTATTTAACATTGATATTCTGCTGTCAAAGTGAAACATATCCATGTCCATGTTCGTATCACAATATATTACAACATCTTTGTTGCTAGGAAAATCATTACCAATATCTATTAAGTCATTCCAGTAAGTACACTTTGATAAAATAATATCTACTCTTTGTGTTTCCCATGTTTTTTTTGCAAACGGACATACTGGCTTTTCTGTTTCTAATACTTCTTTTGACCAATCTCTTATTTCGCGTTTAATTTTTTGTTGAGATATCATTTTGTAAATGTTTTTACATTTGTAGGTTTGCCACCAACACCTTGTTTTTTTGACCTTTTTCTTTTAACTGCTGATTTAATTTGTGATTTTGACATACGATTAGCTTTAGCTTTAGGTACACATTTTGGGTATTTTCTTTTAGAGCCTTTGGCTTTTTTTCTTCCACACTTCTTAAAACCACCACCTTTTTTAGGAGAGCCTATGTCCACCCATTCTTCAGAATACCACCTGCGTAAACCCACTACCTACCTCGCATTTTGGTTTTTTTCCTACGAGGCTCCATAACTGCTCCACAACCACGAGCAATAAAACCGTTGTTTCCTTTTTCAATAATACCACCAGTTGCAGCTTTCTTAGCTCCTGAGTAGCCGCCGCCTCTTTTCTTATATGTTTTTACAAGCCATGAGTTTGCATAAGCAGAAGGGTACACATCAAATTTCTTTTTTGCTTCTGATTTTACTCTGCTGTATAGACTTTTATTAGTTACATTACTTGGTACACTTGATTTTGCCATTAGCATTTCCACCTTTTTCTTGCTTGCCTAATTCTTGAATTAGGGTCGTTTCTTGTTTTAGCAGAGCTGCGCTTAAGCTGCCCAAGCGACCTTGCACAATAAGACTTACGCCTTTTTGCTGCCTTGCTACCTTTTTTGACTTTGCCTGTTACGGCTGTTTTGAGCTTTGACCCGGGATTGGCTTTTCTATAAGCCTTCACACCCTTCTTGGTCATGCCTGCACCTGACTTGGTAGGGCGATAATTACCGCCCTTACCAGTTGTCTTTTTTATAGGCTTGGCTTTTTTTCTTGGCTTTTTTACTGCCATTACAAATTTTAACCGTAGTTTTTAATTAACGTAAGCACTATGACATAGGTATCACCACTAGTGTGACCAGTTGTGGTTAAAGCTATATCTCCAGTTTTTCCACTAGCTGCAGCAGTATTTAAAATACCACCAAACTCAGTAAAATCTTCCGAATCTGCATAGTCAGTGTTTAAATCCCAACATACAGTATTAGTATCTGCTACCCATAAGAGTCTAGCACTCATACCAAAAGTAGAATAAACAATCTTGCCAAGCTTTACGCCTGAGCATGCCTGTCCATTACTACTTGATGATAAAGCACTTACATCCACTTTGGTTACAGCAGACTCGCCTGTGCCGTCAGAAGTATTTGTAAGTTGAATTATAGCCAGTCTTTCACCATCTACTATAGTTGTTGATGTTACTGCATCTGCCATAATTTACTCCTTATGATGCTATATCGTAGCCAGTTATCTCAATCAAGAAACGACCTGCTGTATAAGCTGCATGACCTGTACCTTGACCTACAAGATATAGATA